TAGGCTTGGAAATCGTCAATATCTTGTTCCACAAATTCTTGTCCATTGTCTTCACAATATGATTTGTAGTTTAAGTTCTCCTCATACAACTTGTCGGAGTGGAAGAGTATGCTCTCATAAAATCCGGGCATAATGACGGTACTGTCATTGCAATAACTGTAACTCTCTTTCATAAGGCTTTATTCTTTTTTTAATTTAACACGACTAATATATAAAAAGAATTGATACGCTCGGTTGATTTTAACACATTTTTGAAATGTGCCACAAACATCAAATTCTAATCCTCGCGGCAAATAGCATACGGACTCCCGTCAAGGGTTAAATTCTCATATACTTGTGTTTTATCGGGTTTTCTATCCTCTGCAAGTCTAAGTGCCTCTTCTTCGGTGTATGCCTCAACAACAAATTCTTCCGATGTCACATAATCAACTTTTATTCTAAATTTCCTTTTGCCGTGACCATAGAGGTCATTCATGTAATCTTCAATTTCTGCATCGTTCATTTCCGTAAACCACGGCTCAATTTCCTTATAATTGGCAGGAATAGTATCGGAAACCTCAATTAAATCACCTTTCCAAGTGCCTACAAGTTCCATGTGCACACCATCATAATCTCCACCACCACGACCATTTCCGTCAGCGGTGAGGATTGGGAGAGGATGTGCAATTCCACCCCAACCTCTAATATTGGGAATGGTTTGTTTGGAGATGTCAAAATATTCCTTTTTGTCATGGTTGATATAGTAGATATTGTCCTTCAATGCGGTCTTCAAAACCTCAACATCATCAATTGATTCTTGCTTAACCGCATTGATATTATTCTCATAACAAAGGTTATAGAAATTTTTATCATCAACAACATCATCAGCGTAATCTCCCGCCCAAACAAGTCTCTTGGGAGAATCAATCATGTGGTAGGTCACATTCATGACAAGTGAATTTCCAACATAGGAGTGTTCCATGAGTTTTGCGCCATTGTTGGTGTCCCATGAATTGAAATAAGTTTCCACTTGGTTTTTGTCTTCATTGACAAAGCAGGGTATATAATATTGTCCCATAATAATTTGAGTTTTAATTGTTAATACTTTATTGTTTTTTAATTTAACGAGACTAATATATAAAAAGTTTTAATAGGTTCGGCATATTTTAAGAAAAAAATTAATACATTCTTTCATGGTGCCTCCAATGCAAATCCTTTTTCTTTTAGGTATTTGACATACTCTTCGTAAGAAGAAAATTCTTTCGGATAATATTTCCAACTCATAACGTTTTATTTTTAAATTTCATACATATCTTTGGGTGCTTCCAAAGCCAGACCCTTTTCAATTAAACCACGGTAGTCGAAGTGGTGGGCGTTGAGCCAATCAAATAAATTCAAATATTCACTCGTAGGGCATTCAATATTGTCATCCCAATAACCCTCACTATGATATCGTATTTCTATTTGCCCGCAATTGATATCCCACACATATTTTTTCGACAATTCTCTCTTCTCGTCCTCAGTCATACTTGACATTTGGCGAAGATAAGGTTTCGGCAAATTCTCCATGACCACATCCATAGGGAACAACGTCCTTGGACACACATTTGCCTCAATCTTCACATTGTAAGGCAACCTCGCACAGAGGTCTTTTAATAACAATTGTTTTTCTTCTTGTGTCATAACAATATTGTTTTTTAATTTAACGAGACCAATATATAAAACTTTTTGATACACTCGGTGAAAATTAACATATTCTTTTTATAGGGTGACAGAAATATCATGTTATATGTTTTTCCCGTGTTAACACGACAAATATAACAAAAAGATTGATAGGTTCGGGAGATTTTAACAAAAAAAAAAACGTGGAGATTTTGATTGAACTCCACGTTGAAAACAATTAAAATTATGAAAAACTTATGTTGTTTTAGTCTTGTAGATATATTTTTGTGATTTTCCCCTCCCATAAATCATAATTCTCGCCATCATCAATTTTTACTTGGTACATATCATTGTCATACCAATATGTGATATGCTCTCCGATGTACTGACCATTGAACTCATCAATTACTTTGTTATATATTTTATCCATTGCAGCGGCAGCGGAATCGTGGGAGCGATATACGCTTGTGTCCTCGCCGTAGTCAAAATTAGTGCCATTATGCCAAACCGATGTGCATACCCAAACATAATCCATTTGAAACACATCTTTCCCTTGTTCCTTGTTGATTTCTTTCTTGACATCCTCAATGGCATCTTCTTCACCATTGATTATTGCAAGCATTACTGACAATCCACGATTGCCCTCCAAATAATCGGCAACGACTTGGAAATATTCGTCTTGGAAATCGTTGTCGTAGTCTCCGACAATAAGTCTTGTGGCACGTTCTACCAATGCATCTTCAACTTCATTATCAATAAAGTATCTTATATCTTTTGTGTTAAAAAACGGCAATTCATTAACTCCAAATGATTTTATTGTCTCCATAATTACACTACGATACATTTTGCAAGCAGGGTACATTACAATCACTTCATCAGTAATTGTCTCTTCCTGCAATTCAATCATATTCACATCCATAGTGGTCTGTTTGATTTCATACTCAACCTTATTACCATCGGAAATGCTGATGTAATCGTTACCTTTCCACACATCATACCCATTGAAAACGAAATGCTCGTCTTTGCTTTCAAGTCTATCTTTGTCAATTTTAAATTCGCTTGCAGCCTCTGCAAGCATCACTTCTTTCGCTTGTGCAAAAGTGGGAAAAGACCAAATGTTTGTGTCGTTATACAATTGGGTTCTAACTACGTTGAAAATCTTAATCTTCATAATTTCTGAATTTTAATTGTTAATGTTGGTTTATTCTTTTAATTTAACGAGGCTAATATATAGAAACTTTTGATAGGTTCGCAAATTTTTAACATTTATTCTTTTTCAATATAAATCTCACATATATCACCACCTGCCTCTATCGTTATTTTATGCCCGTCATTAGTTATTGATACTTTATATAACCCATACTTCTCATAAAACAATTCAAGTGTGTATAATACCTGTTTTTTCATACATTTTTTAGCCTCTTTCAAGGTTTTTATCGGTTCACTTTCAAAATCACCGGTTCCGAAATAAGTTCCGTGATTTGAACCAAAATACAAGGTTTCTACATAATATGTTCTCTTCATAACTCTATTGTTTTTTAATTTAACGAGGCTAATATATAGAAAAAACTAATACATTCGGAGAAATTTAACATTTGTTTTTTAATTCTCTTCTTCAAATTCCTCTTCCAAATAAGGCGGTAAACATCCCCATACGCTTTCGTATAATTCGGGGTCGTAGTCGGCATATCCGATAACAAGTTCACCGCTTTCATCGTCAAGGTATGCAGTACCCATTTGTTGTTCAAAATCTTCGTTGGCGAACTCCCAATCAAGGCAGCAGTCATTTTCGTGGCACAATTCAGCCAACTTCTGCATATATGGGATTGGCTCGTTCCAAGCAGTCTGAAACGTGATTCTCAAACATCCTGCGTTGTAGTCCGTATCAATGGAGATTTCGTAGGCATCCCATTTCGTACCCCAATGTTCTACTCTCCAATCGTACCAACAATTTTCAGCACCATATTTTTGCTCTTCTTTCAAACCCAAATCACCTTGGAATATGGTTGTTGGTTGTGGAATAAGCCTGTTGAAACTCAATCTACCCAAGTCGGGGATTTCAAGTTTGAACCCCTCTTCCAAGCCCTCATTGCGCTTTTTAAGGGATTCAACATATTCCTCATTAACGATGATGAGGTTTCTGATTTTTTCAAGGTTTTCCTTGCTGCCACTGATTGTGACATTGTTACAAACGTGATTCGGCATAACATTATCATTTTTTAATTTAACAAGACTAATATATAAAAAGAATTGATACGCTCGGTTGATTTTAACATTTAGTCTTGATTATTTTTCAGATAGCCAACAAATTCATAAAAATCTTTTATAGCCTCTTGGACTTGCGGGTTGTTTTCAGCCTCTTCGTCAAGATAGACAACACCTCTCCCATCCTCATAGATTTCACCCACTACAACACCCTCTTCACTTGGGCCATTGGTTTTCCAAGTGTCAATAGTCCAACAACCTTTGTTTTCGTCAAAATTGTCAATTCTGATTTCGCTATAAACCTTATTGTTGGGGTCTTCGTCTTCGGGATATAGTTCCGTGTCAATCAAGGCATACCCAATGGCTTGGAGTACGGAATCCGCCTCATCAATTTCAATTCCGTTGTCAATCAGAATCCTAACGCAATCTTCTATTGCGCATTCGTCAATCTTTGTTTTTTCTACATTGATAATCATATCTCTCGGTTTTTGAATTTAACACTGCTAATATATAAAAAGTTTTGATACCCTCGGTAAAAATTAACATATTTTTTTATAGGCTGGCAAGAATATCATGTTATATGTTTCTCCCGTGTTAACACGACAAATATAACAAAAAGTTTGATAGGTTCGGTTGATTTTAACATAAAAAACACCCCACGGATAATCCGCAGGGTGACAAAAAATATGAACAACAAATGCAGAATTAAAGTGCCTTATTTCTTCTTGACTTGTTTGCCCTCAATGATTTTGAGCATAAAAGCCGCATCCTCAACAGGCATTTCAATCGCTTTTTCGCCAAATTCGGAGATAATACCCTCGCATGGGTCGGTTTCGCGCCCTCCTACATAAAGTACATCCTCTTCAAGGTAAGCGTTATCGTATTCGCGGTTTCCGCTCTTGAAATTGAGGGGGAGTTCGTATTCTTCTCTATCATTGAGAAAGTGTGTCACCTCGGCTGCAATGACATCCTTAATATTACCGATTTGCATTTTAGCATCTATGTATCTCATAATTTTAATGTTTTGAATTTAACAAGACCAATATATAAAAAAGATTGATACGTTGTTCGCTTTTTAACACAAAATATCAAAATAGTACGTAATAAAGCCATTCGGCAAAATTATTACCTAATACATCTTCGTAATGCAGGTTGTCAAGGGTTTCATCCCTATCATCAAATTCAACCCAAATAATAGTTACACCATTAATGTCTTCGCCAATTGAAATGCTCTCAACTGAACTTGTACCGCAGTTTTCACCATCGTCATCAAACCAAGTCCATGACAAGTTATAGTCTGACAAGTCAAGTTTTCCGTTTTTGCCTTTTTCAATTATGAGGTCGGCTAAATCCTCATTGATTGCTTGATTATTCATATCTCTATTGTTTTTTAATTTAACAAGACTAATATATAAAAGGTTTTGATACGTTCAGCAGATTTTAACATAATTTATTTTGTTAATTTTTGATGATACTATCAGATTTTTTGTTATATTTGACTTGTTAAAGCGGGGATAATAAAAAAGCGGTTTCGCCATAGTGGGCAAAACCGCAGAAACGCATAAGAAGCATAAAATTCTCAATCTTCAACTCTACTTTATGCTTTTTTTGTTGGGGCGGTGGGGATTGAACCCACGTGCAACCAACTACCCTTTCAACTGTTTATAAGACAGAGGGGATACGCCCCATTATTTTAGTACACGGGGAGGGACTCAAACCCTCATAACCACCCTTAGGAGGGGTGTGCATTATTCAATTATGCTACCCATGCAATTATATCTTTCAACACAAATATACTACTTTTTCATAATATTTTTCTCCTTTCTAAAATTTTCATAATGTTGTTTTTTTAGGTGAAAACGAATCAAACGGGCATTTCAAACAAGGATATGGAACTGTGTCGTCCATTGTTTTGCTTGTCGGCTTTCTGTCCAGTATATCGCAATGCGGTTCGTAATGGTCGCACGGCAACGGGAAGTCGAGCCAATAGTGCTCGCATTTTTTGCATAAGTCTTTTTCTTTGTCCGTCATAATAATCCGTATTTTTTCAATTTAACGTGACTAATATATGGAAAGTTTTGATAGGTTCAGCAGATTTTAACACTTTTATTTTTCAATGGGTTTCCCGCTATCGTCAGTTGTCAGTCCTAATTGGATTTCGTTCATGAGTTCGTCACAAAGCACCTTTGCCCTAACGCTGCTGTATTTTGAAAGCAATGGGGTTACGTTCTTTTTGATTAATGAAATGTTTTCCAATGTTTTTGCAAAAAGGGATGTTTCCATTTTTTTTTTCAACTCATCGCGTTTTTCAGCCATAATGGAATTGATTGTTGACAAATCCCACCAAGATGCCTCAATGGTTGAGAATGGTTTTTCGCTCTCTTCAATTGCGTGCAATGTGGTGTGAAACGTGCCGTTTTCTTTCATTAAAATTCTTCCCAATTTCGGGTCTTCATATATGAATGAATGTTTTTCCTCTTTCATTTTTTCTGTTTTTTTGTGTTGTTTTTTTTAATATTTGTCAATGTACTTCCCGCAGGGTGTATTCTCGTCAACTTCCGTGATTGGCAGTTCCGTGATGTCCTGCATATCCTCCAAAATGTACTCTTCATTACAAGCGTAGATGTATTGCTTGCAGGATTCAGTTTCATTGGTTACCTGCTCCCTTGTGATTTTCCCCTTGATTGGGATTCTAACTCCCGTATATTCCAAACATACCAATCCACCTTCGTTGTAATAATACCTTTGGATGTTTAGTTGCTTCCCGTGCTTGGTTTCCTCAATATAGTATATGTCCTTGTCCAAGTATTTTGATATATTATCCTTGGTTGAAATGGCTTGGATGATGTTTTGAAAATCTTTGTACCCAAACAAATCGTAAATGCACCATATTTCAAAATTGTCTGTTATTGCATAGGGTTCAATCCTGCTATTATAACCATTCGGCGTCTTGTAGTTTTCCTCCTCAATGTTTGCGATGGCACATACAATAATGTTATCTCCGTCAATCGTTGTAACAGCCATAGGCTTGGGCAATTTGAAGAAACCACCCTTTTCCATAAGGCTTTGGTAAAGTTTTTCGATGTTGTTCATATTACCTTTCTTTGAATTTAACGAGTGTAATATATGGAAAAAATTAATACACTCGGTGGATTTTAACATATTTGTTCATAGATTTTCGCAAGTCTGAAAATATCAGCGGGGCATTCATAATCGGGAGTGTATTCAAAACCGCTATCGGTTTCAAACGTGATATGATTCTGACCAATTGTATAGTTCACATAGTGGATATGGTCTTCCTCTCCGTTTAAGGGTTTTAGTGGTGGCAGTACAATGCCAAAATCCATTTCGGGGTTAATGAAACGTCTTTCCTCACCATTCTTTCCTGTGAAACTATCACAATGGTTTTTCATGTGTTCAATGATAGCGTCAAAGTATTTCCCACGGAGGATTTTGTTGAAATTGAGAATTTCTCTATTTCTGTTTTGTTGTTCGTTTGTCATAGAACTATTTTAATAAGAGGTCGGCAATAAAATCAACCATTTCCTTGATAATTCTCTTGTGGTCTTCAACTCTTTCCTCATCTTTGTAAACGTATGTAGTGTTGAATTTAAGTTGCGGAACAGCACGACAGGAAGTGAAATGCTCAAAACCTTTGTTTTTTGTACGGATATAAACATCTGCCCTATTATAGGAGTTACCTTGTTCAATCACAAACTTGAACATAGTCTCTTCGTTATTCTTCTCTGTAATGCTCGCAAATACGATTGAATTATCGTGAGAGTAACTCTCGCTTAAAACATTCACGTTTTTCTTTTTCATGTTTTTCATATCTCTGTTCTTTTTAATTTAACAATCCTAATATATACAAAAAATTAATACGTTCACCTAATTTTAACATATTAGACACAATCGTGTCCTTTTATACGTTGTAACATTCCATTAGCTTGCCCATGTTGTCATCCGATGTAAAGGGGCTGATGTATTCCGCCATGCCTCTGATAGTGTTCGCTTTGGATTCTTCGCAGAACCTTTGACATAAAAGCCTATGGTAATTCCCCTTGTTCGGGTTCAGATATTCGTGAATATTGATGAGTTCGTCAATCGTCAGTTTTTCATCGGGATTCGGATAGTCATTGATAATCTCGTTCAATCTCTTCTCCAACGGCTTTTCTTCAACGTTCTTCCAATATGAATTGGAAATGGCTTCTCCAATAGTATTGCCCGTTGCGACAGTTCCGTCATATATTGCGAGATAGATGTCGTTTTCGTTATCGTTCTCGTCATACACGCTGCCCTTGGCAATTCCGCCTTCTATTTCATGCAGGTATATATCCTTATCTTCAAATTCAATTCTTATCGTTCCCGTGACAAGTTCACGTTCAATTTCATGCTCGGAGATGAACTTCTCCCAAATTTCATTTACCTTCATTGTTATTATTGTTTTTAATATGTTTGTTAATAATTGCTTTAGCCTCTCTCATGCTACCGCATTTGGCCTCAATGATATTGTCCTCGGATTCCTCGTCAGCGTAATAGAACGCGGAGTATTGTTTATCCCCGTACTTTACAATGAGGTTTCCCTTGTATTCGTGCATATCCATATCGTATCTGATTTAACGATGCCAATATATAAAAAAGATTGATAGGGTTGGCAATTTTTAACACTCAAAAATATCACCCCACTTTTTTATTTTCGTCCACCATCTTTGGTTATATATTATGTTATCACCTCTGTTTTCTGCGCTTTCAGCCCATTTCTCCCCATTCTTGTTGAGCATACGGAGATTGAATACGTTTGTTCCGTCATGGTGATAAGCATAAACCACAAGCAAACCATTTTCAAAGTCGGCTTTCACATCTATATTGTCAATATCGTTCCCGATACACTTGTCAATTGTCTCCAACAACCCACGGCAGACTTGCGGCACTATGGCAGGTTTTCCCCACCACAATCCAAGTGTTCCGTCAACAAGGAACATTCTGTTGGCTAATTTTGAATATGAAAGATTATCCCTTTCATCATTGTAAATCATATACGCTTCTTCGCCACACCACTCATAAAACGAGTTTGAGTTTTCGTCTTGGGGTTCAACTTCGTTGTTTTCGCACCAATCCAAATAATCATTATAGGTAAGACTTGTCGGGTCGCTTGTTAATAATAATACCGATTTCTCTTTCATAATTCTTTGTTTTTTTAATTTAACAGGAGTAATATATGAATAATTTTGATACACTCGGCAGATATTAACATATTTTTTTTCATAGTATTATCGTGAAAGTCTTTTAGTTCTTCGTGTTAACACCACAAATATAACAAAAGCGCTGATACGTTCGGAAAAAATTAACATAAAAAAAAGCGTGCCAAACTCATAAAGCATGACACGCTGACAACAATTAAAATTATGTATGGTTACTCAATATATCTCATCTCAACCTTTCCAACCCAAATGTCATCTCGGTCTTCCTTTTCGTAAATCTCATACGTTGTTGAGTTTTGGTTTTCCGATAAGTTTATAATTAAATCTGATTCGTCATACGAATAGGAAAATTGTTCTAAAATATCGTTCTTTTTTGCGAGCAGGGCAGCAAGGGCATCATCATAGGTATCAAACAATCTAAACTCAAAGTCGGGGGAAAATGATGCACCGCCATACATACAAAACGATGCAGCCCAAACCTTTTTGTGGTTGAATAAAGTTTCAGTCGGGTTTTCGCTATCGTATTGGATTTGATATTGGGTAATCATTTCCCCATTGATAATCTTTGCCAAGTGGCAAATACCAACATTATCGTGAAGATAACTAACCACTTTGTTGAAATTCTCATAAGAACATTCAACACCCTTTGTCAGTTTTTTGGTTGCACAATATGCCATTGTTTTAAGGAGTTTATGATTTATAAAACTCTCTATATCATTTTTATCGTCAATATTCGGGTAATCTTCCGTGTTATAATCATTTACAATGTTATAGATAACATCATAGTAAAGACTTGACACACCCAAATTTTCGCAGCAATGCTCCACGATTTTGTGGGCGATAAATGAATGAAAATCCATCTCAACCTCATCAATGGTTATTTCGCACACATCTTTAACGTAGCACCCGTAATCGTTCTCATCAACAATGAGGTCGGGATTATTGGCTGAGGCAATTGCATTATCAATTTTCCTTTTCATATAGGTTTGAGCCAACCGAAATGTCGGGTATATTTCAACCTGCTTTTCGTTTGTTTGAACATCCGTGAAAGTTAATACATAAAGTTTCATAATCTCTAAAATTTATTTGTTAATACTAAATTGATTAAAATTCAAGTTCAATACGATAAACATTCGGGCAACTACCATCATATTTACAATAGTACGCACACTTTACGTTTTGAAAACGTTTTTTCAAAACCCTATCAAAACTTCTCCAATTACGGCGGTCACAATTGGCTAATTGAAATTCAATTCTGATATGGTTATCATCACTAATATAAGTTGTTATTGGATATACTATTGTACTGCTTCCACTTATCCAATGGTGATAGTTTATGTATTGGTTTTTGTTTTTTTTGACAAACTCAATAATGCCGTTTGAGATTTGGTGATTTTTATCATTTGATTTCTTTTCCATTTTTTTTGATTTTAACTGTTAGAGTTGTTTGTTTTTTGTTCTTTAATTTAACGAGACTAATATATAAAGAAATTTAATACGCTCAGCTATTTTTAACATAATTTTTTTCACGGAATAATTGTGTGAAAAGCACTATCCTTGCTTGTTAACACGACAAATATAACAAAAGTTCTGATACGCTCGGTTGTTTTTAACATAAAAAAAAATCCGTCAGCGTGATTGCCAACGGATTGGATTAGGCTATAAGGTTTATTATGCAGCCTATAAGGTTTGGTATTGTATCGTTTAACAATACCATATTATTCATGTAATATAACATTATCTTATCCATAACCTATTATAAATATAGGATTGTATTATGGCGAAAACAAAAAAAAAATCGGCTGCGAGGTCTTATACACTCAACAGCCGAATGTTAAGGCACAATCGTGTCTTTTTATCTACTCCACAATTTCAACACAAAAAAAAATTATGTTAAAGGAAAGCCATCCTATCACATTTTTTGTTATATTTGGATTGTTAAAGAGGGAAGTAAAAAAAATCCCGCAAGGGGGTATTGCCCATGCAGGATTTGTCATGTGTTGTGTATGCGGTTTACATTCCGAGAGTGGCACACATATCCTTGAAATGACCTCGTTTTCCGTCCATATTCTCCACGTTTTCAAGTCTGTTCTCCAACTCAATCACGCTTGTTGAAACCTTG